AGAAACTGAAACCGCCCTTGCAATTCTGCTGAAGCAGTACAACTAAACCAAACAAAATTCCACACAAAAAAGCCGGAGCCGAATGGCTCTGGCGGTCGTACCGGAAAAATTTCTATTGGTGTATCTTACACAAGAAAACGGCGAAATTTCTACGTTTTTTCTGTCTGTTTAGCCGCTTGCTATCCTTGCTTTTGTATGGTAATATGGTTACAATGGGAATAGAATCTCAATTATAAAACAGCCCACTGGGGCATAAAAATAAATGATATAGACTTGCTTTTTGGCAGGTCTTTTTTGTTGAGGGAGGTGATGCAATGGCAAGATTTAAACCGACACGCTTTATGGCGGAAGATTCCAAGTACAATAAAAAGGCGGCAGATTATGCCGTCTCTTTTATTGAGTGCCTCAGCCATACCAAAGGCACATGGGCTGGAAAGAAATTTGAACTGCTGGACTGGCAGGAACAAATTATCCGTGATTTGTTCGGGGTTCTGAAACCGAACGGCTATCGGCAATTTAACACAGCATATATTGAAATTCCGAAGAAAAATGGTAAGTCAGAACTTGCCGCCGCTGTTGCACTTTTGCTTACCTGCGGTGACGGTGAGGAAAGAGCCGAAGTTTACGGTTGTGCTGCCGACCGTCAACAGGCTGCCATTGTATTTGATGTAGCGACAGATATGGTGCGAATGTGTCCGGCACTCTCCAAGCGAGTGAAAATTTTGGCATCACAAAAACGCATCGTATACCTTCCTACAAACAGCTTTTATCAGGTACTTTCCGCTGAAGCATACAGCAAACACGGCTTCAACATCCACGGAGTTGTGTTTGATGAACTGCATACGCAGCCGAACAGAAAGCTGTTCGATGTTATGACCAAAGGCTCTGGCGATGCCAGAATGCAGCCTTTGTATTTTCTCATCACCACAGCCGGCACTGACACAAATTCAATCTGCTATGAAGTACATCAAAAGGCGAAAGACATTCTGGAAGGCAGAAAGCATGATCCGACTTTCTATCCGGTCATTTATGGTGCTGATGAATCCGAGGACTGGACTGATCCGAAGGTTTGGAAAAAAGCAAATCCAAGTCTGGATAAGACCATCGGCATGGATAAGGTGGTGGCTGCGTGTAACTCTGCAAAAGAAACGCCGGGCGAGGAAAATGCGTTTCGGCAACTGCGTTTGAATCAGTGGGTAAAACAAGCGGTGCGTTGGATGCCGATGGAAAAGTGGGATAAATGCAAGGTTTCTTTTGATGAAGAGATGCTTGCTGGGCGTATTTGTTATGGTGGACTTGACCTTTCCAGCACAACAGATATAACGGCATTTGTGCTTGTCTTTCCTCCAACAGATGATGACGAGCATTATTATGTTCTTCCCTACTTTTGGCTACCGGAGGAAACACTGCCCCTCAGAGTAAGACGTGACCACGTTCCTTATGATGTATGGGAACGGCAGGGCTACCTGAAAACCACTGAGGGAAATGTGGTTCACTACGGTTTTATCGAAAACTTCATCGATGAACTGGGGCAGAAATTCCATATCAAAGAAATTGCTTTTGACCGTTGGGGTGCAGTGCAGATGTCACAGAATCTGGAGGGACTTGGCTTCACGATGGTGCAGTTCGGACAGGGTTACAAAGATATGTCACCGCCGACCAAGGAATTGATGAAACTGACCTTGGAACAGACGCTTGCCCACAATGGACACCCTGTTTTAAGGTGGATGATGGATAACATTTTCATCAGGCGTGACCCTGCAGGAAACATCAAGCCGGACAAAGAAAAATCCACAGAGAAGATTGACGGTGCAGTTGCCATGATTATGGCTCTTGACCGTGCAATTCGCTGTGGATGTGTTTCTGATGAGTCGGTTTATGATTTGAGGGAGATGTTGATTTTGTAGTTGTGATTACCCCTACAAACTGGAATTTGACGCTCTATTAATGCTATTAAACCCAATCAATAG